TGTGTTGATTCAGTTGAATCAGAGAAAGTGTTCTCCGAACATTCCAAGTCGAATGTGCTCCGCGCATTACGCAGAGGTGCTACGCTCAAGGGCTGTCTGTATCTACAGGCTTCTCAACCTCGTGTCAAGAATGCTTCCTATCCTGCTTTATTGCTCGATAAGTTGTCATCCAAGATGGAGATTGAATGCTTTGACATTCCTAAGGAGGATTGTCATAACATTTCTGGTTATGTTCCTAAACCGATTTATGGCATTAAAAACCTAGGTGAAATCAATCATCTAGCTGCCCGTCGGTTCTATATGGACATCTCGTCCTTTTCAGAACATTTTCCATTGATGAAGTGGTCCAATATTTCCTGGGTTTTTCACCCTATTGGTCTATCTGAATCTTTTCCGTCTGACACTCCTTTGGGTGTTATCCCTGCGATGTTGTCTCCTTTGTACAACCTTCGGGGCTCTGTTCCGGATCTCACTATGGGGACCGTTCACGTTACCCAAGAACCTGGGGCTAAGGCACGCTTTTTCGCGTCTCCTAAACTGCTTTACCAGGCACTTCTTGATCCTCTATACCAGTTTTACTCTGGTCTTTTGTCCAGGGTCAATCAGGACTGCACACTAGATCAGTCTAAAGGAGCTGACCAGTGCAACAAGTGGCTTGCACAAGGCAAGACGCTTCACTCTATTGACCTTCAGAGCGCTACTGATAACTTTCCATTGTGGGCTCTTCATGCTATGATGCACTATCAAGGTGTATCACCTGAAGACATCATGTTGTTTACCCACGTTTCCCGTGGAACTTGGAACCTATCTGAGGACATTTGTCAGCAGATGGCATCTCTGGGTTATCCTGGGAAGACCAAACTAACGTGGAAAACTGGTCAACCTTTGGGTACTAAACCATCATTTGTTGTTTTTGCAACATGTATGCATGTGTTGATCCAAGGTATATGCCAATCCATTAACGTTAGTGAGGACTGTTATGTAGTTTTAGGTGATGACGTCGTCATCTCTAATGACTTTGTGGCAAAAGCCTTTTTGTCCCTCCTTTCTGATTTACAGGTCCCTGTGTCGCTTGACAAGTCGATAACTAGCAAAAACATTGCTGAATTCGCTGGTTATTGGGTTGATAAAGAGCTTGGGAAATTCCGTGTTGGAAAGTTCCGTCCGCTATCCTTGAAAAACCTCTTGTCCAAAGCATCAGATGACAGATATGATCTATCTCTGGTTTGTCAAAATTGGGTTATTACCCTATTAGACAAAATCTCCACTTCCTACTGGCCTTACGGCCTCGTCAGATTTGATGATCAAATCATGTTTGATATGGATGTGGTCGAGAAGATTTCTCTTCTCTTATCTGTCTCCCAGGGTTTTAATAAAGGATTCGTCCGCACAAGGCCTGAGTGGATTCAGATACTCAATCTAGATATGTCATTTCCAACGTTGTTTGACGCTGAAAAGACCTTTCAAATAAGGAGTGAAATTAATCATCAAGCCTTCGTTCAACTTCAAAGGATGAAGTCGGAACTTCCTCGCCCCGTCACATTTAATCATGTTGTCATGGCTGGACTAGATGGTTTTCCAGTTGTTCCTTCCATATCCATGGGATATGATGAAGAAGTTGGTCTTCCCCGTCATGCCACTCACCTTTCCGATTTTGAGATCGAAAGGAATGATTATTTATGGGCTCATTCTGCTGCCTGTTCGGCTATTATCTTTGCTGATCGGCACACAACGGCTAAGGACCTCATCTTAAGGTTCCCTTGTTTATCAACGTATTACTTCGCTGTCAAACACCGGTCTGGCGCAGGTGATCAGGTATCTAGGGTTGACCTCCTTATGTCTGTTGTTATGAATAACCCATGGTTTGAATTACCAGAGTTGGTTCCGTCGGATCTCCATAGTGTCATAGGCCTTATGAAAAAGGTCTGTGGTGCTAAGGTTATCCTTCCGACTGATGATCTCCTTAAAAGAGGGATCAAAAGTAGGTTTACATATCAAGCAAAATGCTGATATGTTAGGGAGTAATTAACTCCTTATGAAGGCCCGAAGGGGCCT